CTATCAATACCATCAAAATAAATGCGTGAATCATTTACCATTTACCTTGACTTACACCTAAGATCCACATATTTTTTCAACTAACATTTTTTTAAGATATTCTCTACCTTTAAGAAACTCTGTTATCTTGTTGTTTGTTTCAAATGCATTAGTTGTAAGTGGCATTGCTTCGCCAACCATAACTGTATCTTCAGGTAGTATCTCTGCAACGTGTAGATCTTTTTTAAATTTTACCATTTACCTTGTCCTACTCCAATATAATAAAACACCACTGTCAAAATTCCTGCTCCAATCACTGCTGCAATTAAGCCTACAGTCCATTCTAGTATTTTCTGCTTACGTTCTTCTGCTGCGTAAACTGCTTCTTTCTGTTGTTTACGCATTTGTGCTTCAATACGAATTATTTCATCCCAAGCACTTGGACCGTAGTATAATGAAATGTAACTGCGTAGTTCTTCACGCATTTCTTTGGCTTTTTGTTTATGTCCCCAGATTTCTAATGCATTTTGTTGTATTTGGCTCGAGCCAAATAGCTTCTTAAATATCGGAGGATTTTCTGCTTGTTTGTGTGCAAAGTCTAAATCAGAAATGGCCTTGGACCATTGTCCAAGTTGTGTTCCCATGTCTTGTATTTCTCTGCCTACAGAGATTGCTTGTTTGATGCCATTGTACGCTGCGGTTGCCATTCCAATGGCGCTGACTGGATCTATCAAATAATGCCCTTTCTTTGATAGAAGAGCCCTCACGCTCTACAACAGTATTTATGCAAAATTCTAATTATGCTGCGTTACTAACAATTAAATTTACTGCCCACATTAGAAACATAAAACAACCTATGCAGGAAACACCTATGATAGTTCCGTCTATAATCAACGCTTGTTTAGCTGCTTGTCGACGTGCTTCTGCTATTCTTGCTTCGCGAATGCGTCTACGTTCTAACATCATATCTTCGTAGAATTGGACTTGTCCAGAATACAATAAGAACTCCCGTAGTTCTTTTTCTAACTGCATAGTTTTGTGTTTTGCTGCTGTTATTTCAAGTGCTTGTGCTTCTACACTTGTACCGCTGAAAAGTTTTTTAACTTTGGACCCTTCTCTATGTTTGACACTTGCTTCTGCAATACTTTCTTTTGCATCAAAGAATTTACCAAATGCTTGGGCAACGTCTTGGGCTTCACGCCCCATTTCTATTGCACGTTTAATGCCATTGTAAGCAGATGTTGCCATACTTACTGCGGCTGCAATTTCTATCATTGTCTCTCCTTGTACAACTTTATAGTTGTATCGTTGGGGTCAATGAGCTTGGGTACACAATATGCTTCAAGTTTAATCGTGGGAGGTTGATATCCAGAGTTTCTTCGTTTGCTAGACACAACGCTGTCAGCAAAGAATCTACATCTATTGATATCTGTGAAATACATATCATTCGATACTATGTCTCCGTTAACTAAAACAGTTAACAAGAATACGTGTATCAATACCTGCGCCCTCGTGGGTACTATTAATACATCAAGCCCTCAATGTATATGGTATTTATGTAATTTAGTCATAAAAATAGGGCCCGTAGGCCCTATTTTGTTTTACTATAAAGCTAAACTTAGCTGAAGCTTACATTACCGTCGGTAATTCCAACTGCTGCTAAGTAGTCTGCTGCGTTACCTAGAGACGAAGCAGTATTTGATAGCTCAACATATCCATAACGTGTCATGAATGATACTGTTGGCTCAAATGTGCTTGGATCTAGTACAACGCCTGAGCTCATTAGTGGGATATATGGGCAGTAGAACGCTGCTGCGTCTGACTCTGAAGTACCCTTATAACCAACAAGAACGTTAGCATCGTCGCCTGCATATGTGTTCACATATACTTTCATTGCGTTGTTTAGTGTACCAACCATCTTAGTGTTAGTTGGAGCCTCAAAAGCACCTTCAGTTGTACGAGCAAACGCTGAAGTAGTTGCTGACTGTAGAATTGTTAGCGCGAATGGGCTAACAACTGCCCAGTTACCAGCACCACGACGTGTACGCTGTGCAATCAAGTTTGATGCTCTGTTGATTTGAACTGCTAGTGCAGCATGCTCGTCACCAACGAATGTAGCAGTACCTGAAACAGCAGCTTGGTCGTAGTTTTCAACTGTACCACCTGCTAGTGTACCTAGTGAAGCAAGAACTTCTTGGTCAATTTCAGCGGTAATTTCTTGTGCTAGAGCAGCCATAATTTCTGCTTCAACATCAATACCATGCTGTGACTGAGCGTCCTGAGCTGCCTCAAATGTCCAGCGAGCTGACAACTTACGTGTCTTAGCTTCAACTGTTTGCTTGAGGATCTGGATGCTTAGTTGGTTACCAGCAGTACCTTCAGCAGCCGCAGTAGCATTAGCTACACCTGCTGTAGAACCTGAATATGCTTCAGCAATTTTGAATGGGCTTAGAGCTTCTTCGCCTGCTGTTGCACCTGATGCACCTGTACCATATGTGTCAGTGTAACGAACACGTAAAGTATGGATTTGACCAACTGGTCCAGTCATTGGTTGTACACCAACTAGTTCATTAGCAATAACTGTTGGCATAACACGTCTGATCACTGGTAGGATCACACGGTTTAGTGTTGCAACGTTACCCGCTGACGTTGCGCCCGCTGTAGCACTTTCTGACAAGTACTTGCGAGTGTTTTCTAGCGTAGCAGCCATAACAGACTTCTTGTTGCCTTGCAAGCCTTCAAGAAGAGCGTTTTTGGTATCCTGCCAGCGGCTTTCTAATAGTTCTGACATCATAATCTCCTTAGTTTAATCCAGCAAGACGTTTAATATCAACAACATTGTTATCTGTTTCGTCTGCTTTATTTTGTGTCATTGTTTCTGTTCGGTTGCCTGTAACCTCTGTGCCTTCTGTAATTACTGCCTTACGCTTTGCTGGAGTATTTCCATCAATTACTGATGGTAAGTACTTATCAAACTGTTTTTGTAAACGATCAGTTTGTACTGATTCCAGTAAGTCTGTCATAATCTCGCGCTGATCTTTGCTTAGTGGCGCAATCAGTTCGTTCATAATTTTTTCTCTTCTTGCAGATTCAATTAAACGATGTTTTTCTGCGTTAACTGATTCTGTAAGAGTTTTTGCTTTCGCTGCAAATGCTTTAGCTTCTGCAAGTTGCTTGTCTTTTGTGTCAAGTACTTTTAGAAGTTTAGCAGTTTCTGATTTCTCATTTAAGTAAGAAGTACCATATTCTGCTGCAAATGCTTCGAAGATCTTACGACCAAAGTCGTTTCTACGAGCTACTTCAATATCTTCTTTAAGTGCAGTAATCTCTGATTTGAGACCTTTTGCAACCATTTCTGATACTGCTGTAGCACTTCTTTCAATAAAGTCTTTTTTGACTTTTGCGAAATGTTCTTTAGCTTCACGTACTAAACGTACTTTTGTTTCAGCTAAGTCTTTTTTATCTTCATAAAATTCTGCAATTTCACTAGATAGAGCTTCTACAACAAATTCTTCAAGTTTAGCATAATTTTCTGCCATTGCTTGCTTATCTGCATGTAGTTCTTTGATTTCTTGTTGAAGAGTTTCTACTACAAAACCTTTGAGTAGATTTGCATTTTCACGCATAGCAACAGCATATTTTGCTTTTGCTTCTGCTAGCTGTTTGCGATCATCTGCAAACTCTGCAATTTCTTCTGCAAGACGCTCAGTAAGCATACTATCAATTGCTTCAACCATTGTTTGCTTGTCATGCTCATACTTCTGTGCGAATTCTTCGCGAAGTTCAGCAGTCGCAGCGCGGCGGTTTTCAGCAACTTTGCTTTCCCAAGCTTCTTCAATTTGTGCTCTGATCTCTTCTGAAACAACATCGTTTTCGAAAAGTGTTTTCAGTGCATCTATCATTATGTTCTCCTTGTTCACTGGAGTTTGTTGATTATGTTAATCAACGATTCCTTAAGATACTTTTGTGCCTTGTTGTCGTGTTTTGTTGCCTGTGCAAGTTCGTATGCCTGATATCCGCCACGAGCGTTCATAAGGTGCTCATAGATTGGTGTAGGATATGCACCAGGGGCGCTGGGCTGAGCCACAACGTCCACGGTGATTATTTCAAAATCAGAAACGGTATTGCTACCGTCTTCTGAAACATTTCCGCTACCTCTTGATGAAACACCAAGTTTTACACCGCTTTCTAACATAGTTTTTACTAAATTACCCATTGGTGTAGGTAGTATTTTAAGCTTTCCGTAACCATTATTATCGTCCATCCACATTTCTTGTATCATGTGTGATACACGATCTAGGTTTATATTAAGTCCTTCTGGATGATCTACTTCGCCGAGAACACTGTAACCTCCGCTAATCTGATCATTGAGAGTTTTGACAGCCCTGCCTATTTCATTTACAGGATACACTCGCTGGTTAGCGTTGCGAACACCTCCCTGAATGCAAATACCTTTCATGTAAAGGTCTTTGCCATCGTTTGTGTTTTCGACCACTATACGTGCTTGGTCGAATGTCAAATGCTCTCGTAAGTTTCTCATTCAGTTTTCCTTACTTTATTAGCCGCCAATAGTTGGTTTTTTATTGTCAGCTGTCTCTGGCTTGCCCTTTTTCTCAGCGCCGTGGCCAGGTTGTGACTTCATTGATTTTGAAGCCTTTCCACCAGGAACATTTACGTTACCTGCTGAATCTTCTTTTTCAGATGGATTAGCTAATCCGCCTGATGTGCCGCTTTCGTCAGCTGTTTCGCCTTGTACAAGGTTTGAAGCTGTGCCGCCCATGTCGTTTTTGCTTGCTACTGCTGACTTAGTGTTTGCACCATTGTCACCCATTGTAGCACTTACTTTTTCAACATACTCGCGCATTTGCTCGCCTGCTGTTTGTGGTGCTTTTGATTCTTCAACTTCTTCATCTGAAGCTTCTTCAACTTCTTCGTCTGCTGCTTCTTCAACTTCTTCGTCGTCTGATTCGAATGCAAATGATTCTTCTTCTGGCTCTTCTTCGTCGTCCATGTCGCCCATGTCGTCGTCACCGGCCATCATTTTTTCAAATTCTGCTTTTAGGTCTTCTAGCGCATCTTCTAGGTCTTCAACACGATCTTCCATATCGCCTTCTTCACCTTCGTCTTCGTCGCCTTCTTCGTCGTCCATACCTAGGTCAGCCATCATATCATCTGCTGGATCGCCGCCCATGTCGTCGTCTGCTTCTACTTCAAACTCGTCTAGATTAAAGTTTTCGTCTACTTCTTCGTCTGACTCGTCAACTTCTTCATCAGTTGCTTCGTCTAGGTCTTCGTCTGACTCATCTACTTCTTCGTCTGCTGCTTCAGTTGTTTCTTCGTCATCTGACTCATCAACTTCTGCTTCGTCTTCTAGTAGTGATTCATAGATATCGCGTGATTTTTCAACTACGATTTCGTGAAATAATTCTTGTGCTGCTTCCTTGTCTTCATTTACAAGAAGCTCGAGCATTTGCTCAAATTTTGTTGTATCTGACATGATCTACTCCTATAAATTGTAATCACACCTAAGGTGTGGGGCTGTCATATAATATTTAACCGAGATGTAAAAAAACCTACGAAAATAGGCTCAAAACGAAGCAAAAAAATTAAATTTACTCAATATTGTATATTTCTTTAAATTTTTCTACTGTTATGTGAGATAAATTTCCTAATTTTTGTAATTCTTTAGGAGTAAAAGGAATTTCTTCATCTACTACTCGGAAGTATTTAGTATTAGGATTTTTTGAAATAACTGCGTATGTTTGCTTTAACCAATTATTATAATAAGTTGCTTTATCCGAACTTTTTTTATAGTTAGGTGTATCAGCATACATATTGTTAACTAAATTATTAATTCCTACAAAATCAAATCCAAGGATGTATATGTTTTTATAAGAATGCTCACTTGCTAAAAATAATGCAGTAGGACCACTTGACCATCCTTTTGAAGGATTAAAAAAATTGAATCCAGTAAACTTAGAATATGCTTTGTTTGGATTTGTCCAAACACTGTTATTATTTTGATATTTAGATTTGTTTATTTCTACTATCATTTTTACATCAACTGCAATAAGATAGTCAGGAGAAAACTCTCTGTAAAGTGCGTTGCACCCGTAAGTAGTTCCTTTATCAATTAAATCTATTAGAGGAATAGTACTTCTACTAGTACCATTGCCTATTACAAAGGCTGTGTCTTTCAAATTATAATCCGCCAGCTTCCCCTGCTGCTGTTTGAGCAGCAATTCCATACATTTGTCTAATAAAGTGCAAGTCTTCTTGCTTCTTTTCTGTATGTAGTTCGGATGCTTTGCGAATTCTATTAATTTGATATAACTTTAATCTTGTTTTACGAGTATCTTTTTTACTAATAATTGAGTCATCAGAGTCTTCCTCGTAGCGTTTGTCGTCTACAGGATCAACAGTTAAATTATCAAAGTAAAAAAGTTCACGTAGTATCATAGTATTATTTATAAAGTTTGTTCGGTATTTGCTGTAGAACCTATTTGTGTATCTGTAGCACTTTCTGGGCCGCCGTCAGTTCCGCCATCTTCTGACGGTGTTTCTGTAGCACTCTCATCTTCTATATTATCCAAATCTGAGCCAATTCCTGCTGAACTTATACCTGCATCTCTTAATTCTGCATCAGAAGTACCTGGCATTGCAGTTAGATCTTCGTCATTCTCTTCTCGCCATAGACGTTCGTTTTCTGCAATCTCTTCATCTGTCATACCTAAGAAACGTTTCATTGCAAAACGATTTGAAACATATGGTATTGCACTCATTTGTGTAAATGTTGGAATACGTGCATTGTCAATTTCACTTTGACGATATGCTGCAAAGTTTTGCGGTGGTTGAAATTTAATGTCAAACATTGCAACATCAACATTAATTCCTTTTTCTAGCATATAACGTTTAAATTCTTGATTAAACTCTTCTGCAACTAAGCCCTGCAAACGTTCACAATAGGTATTAAAGCGTAACTCCTGGATATATGCTGTTCCCACACGTCCATCATTATATTGTGCTGCTGAATCATCTGCTCCAGTAGGTAGGTACGAAGATGGGATACGTAATCCGCGTACCAACTTATTAGTAAAGTATCTAAGGTCATCAATTTCTCCTAAGTTAGTGCCACCTGGAAGCGTTTCAACTTTAGAGCCTCTACCTTCTGCGGTCTGCGGGAAGAAGTAGTCTTCGTTGATTGATAGAGGATTGTATGATGAGTCTATGACATTCTGACCGCCCCCTGTTGACGATGGGATCCTTCTTTGATGGATTTCCGTCTTAACACGTTCTACAAATTGCATCGCTAAGTGCGATGGCATGTTACCCACATCAACGTAGAATACTCTGCGCTCCGGCGCACGTTGGACACGATAGATAATAATCGCATCCTCAAGCAATTCCTTTTGCTTGTAAACTTTAAAAATAGTTTCTAACAAACTATTGCCAAAAGGAAAGTTATTGTCTAAACCTTCTGATAGTGAAAGGTGTACCATATGTGTAGCATCAACAGTAACTTCGCCGTCGTCTGTAGTAAATCTACTACCGCTCATACTTTGTTGCGGTTTTCCTACCATTCCACGGGCACCACCAGTTGGTTCATATTGTGAACCACCACCACCTGTGATGTTGCCATTTGTTTGGTAAGGAGTTGTAGCTACCATTTCTTTAAAATTAAAATTAATATTTTTAATTACATACTGTTCTGGTAGTTTTCCTTCACTTTCGTTAACAATAATACGAGTTACGTTTGCAGGATCAACATGAAATAATTTTTTAGTTTCTGGATCACGTAAAAAGAATTGATCTCCATATTTGAACACATTTCTTAATATACGAAACATGCGTGTTTCAAAATTTTGTAGCTTACACCATTGTTGTAGATACTTTTGAATAATAGTTGTTTCTGAATTTGTTGCTTCAGATTTAAAATCAATTATAAATGGTGTTTGATTTCTTTTGTTTTCTTGTGTACAAAATTCTGCAAGGATATCTAGTGCTGCATTAACTTCAGAATCTAAATCCATTGTGTTGTACTGTCCGTAACGTTCGACACGATTAGGCGAACCTACATACACATCTGGAAGATATGATGAGTAGTTAGAACGTGCAGGACCTGCCATCGATCCTCCGCCCCTTGTATTTGTAAATGGAGAATAGGATCCGCCGGGATTATTTCCTGTAGGCACTGGTGTAAAATATTTTTTCCAACTCATTTAGTTCTCCAATTAACTCACTGTCCTAGATATGTCAAGGCCTCTTGCTCGGGTGTTTACTTCGATTTGATTTGTTTTAGTGTTTTGAGCACGTAGCACTGCTAAGATTTCTTGTAAACTACTATTTACTTCTTCTCCACCGGCTCCGCCACCGCCAACTGAATCCATTTTAGCTAATACACTTCCTGCATTTTCGCCTGTACCAGGACCAAATTTATTATCTTTAGCAAGTTCTTCGTTTAATTCACCAAGAACTTCAACCAATTGTTTCATAGCATTAGTATAACTTAAAACACTGTTTACGTCAAGTCCTGTTTTTAAAATATCTAAATTATTTTGTAATCCATCTAAATTTGCAAATGTAGCTATTGCGGATTGTGCATCAGCGAGTGCTGCTCCGCCTTCTGCAGCAGGTGTAACATCTGGTGGTTCTGGAGGAGTTGCACTTGCAACATCATCGCTGCCGCCAAATAAAGATTTGCCTTCGCCGCCTAACCATTTAGGAAGGTATGCTTTAAAGTTTGGCATTTCAAAATCAAATGTAAAGAATCCTTTTACAGCATCTATTATTCCTTGGAACATGCTACTAATACTAGGAAGTTCAAAATTTTCTAAACTAAAGAATCCTGTAATAGTTGCCCAAGCATCTGATAACAAACTAGTTATACTAAAGGATGTTCCTTCTTCGCCACCTCCAAAGCTAAAGAAACCTTTTACAGTTTCCCATGCATCGGTTGCTAGTTGACTAATACTAAAACTAGTTCCATCACCAAAGCTAAAGAAACCTTTTACAGTATTCCACATATTAGTTAATGTCTCAGTAATTGAAAAATTAGAGAACCATTCACTTATACTACTAAATGCCGCGCCAGCATTATCCCATATCTTAACTAACGTGTTGTCAATAAATTCACCAAAACTAAAATTAGCCCACCAATCACCTAAGCTAGTAAACACTCCAGTTACGCTGTTCCATGCATTACTGAGCATTTCTCCAATACTTGTATTAAGCCACCAATCTTTAATACTAGTAAACACTCCGGTTACACTATCCCAAGCTTCTACTAGTTTTTCTTTAATTTTACTTGCACTAAACCATTCTCCAATACTTGTAAACACTCCTGTTATAGCGTCCCAGCCGTCACTTACCCAACCTTTAATAGTTTCCCAACCAAACATCGCTGTTAGTGCTGCGCCTATAGCAAGGAAAGGTGCTGCTACAGGTGCAAACACAAGTGCAGCAATACCCGCTGCTATTCCAATTAACGCAGTATCTAAACTTGGTAATAAGGATTTAAATGCATTGCTTACAAAATCTCCAAACATTCCGCTAAATCCCCCGCCGTCGCCACCAAATAATCCTGCAACATCGTTTTCAAGAACAGTACCATCAGACAGTTTGTCTCCTTTTTTTCCTCCAAAGAGTGCAGTTTTTAAATCAAAATTTTGGAAATTAGAAATAAATGTTTGTATTGTTTCTGTTATATTTTCAAGACCTTCTTTGAATGCAGGCGATTTAACAAAATCACTTAGAGTAGTTGCAAGTTTATCAAATTCTGTTGTAATAGTTTTTAATACACCACCTTCGATAAATGCATCTAGTAATGCACCCCTAAACTGTCTTACAGTTTCTCCAAGTTGTTTTAAACCTTCATTCCTATTTGCTTCTTCTGCAGCTTTGCGTTGCATTTCTGCAAACTGTTCTAGAGACATCTCTGCCATATGTGCAGTTTCGCCTACTATTCCAAATACAGATTCTAAACCCGGTATAGATTTAGATAGTTCTTCTACAGTTGTGTTATTTACTCTAGCATATTCTTCTAGATCTTGACGAACTCCAACAACAAAATTATTAAGTTCTCGCGGATTCATATTTTCAACATCGTCACCTAATTGTGCAAATGTATCACTAAACTGCATTAGTCTTCTAGTAGACTCATTAGTCGGAATACCATCATCAAAGTCAACTAGTGCATCTGCAAGACCTTTTGAAATACCGCTTACTGTACCTATGTTTGCACGGAAACGTTCGCCTTCTTCACCGGTGTATCTGCTCATTGCTGCTCTAATTCTTATGTCAGCCTGTTGTGCTTTTATTTCTTCCATTATCTGATCGCGGCGTTTACCTGTTGCAGCAGATAATGCATTAAGTTGTTCACCAAATTCAGCTGCATTTTTAGCTGTTATTCTACCCTGTATTCTATCTCGTGTAAATGCGCCTGCTTGAATGTCTGCATAGTCTACTAATAATTCGTTTAATTCAGTTGATGTAAAACCAAGGCCCATTAATGCTCGACCTGGACCGTCACGTAGTTCTTTACTCATTGCTGCAAATGACTTTGCACCTGAAGCTACATCTGAACCAAACATTTTCATTACCATCGAATTTTCAGAAACTAGATTAACAAATTCATCTAATGGCATTGCAGCAGCAGCCGATGCTGCTCTAATATCATTTAATCCGTCGCCAAAACGTGCACCTACTGCACTTAATTCTCTAAATGCAGACATATTTGAATCTATCATTCCGGTTAATAGGCTTAAATGTCCTCCTACAATAGGAATGTGTTTGGCAAAGTCAGACAGCTCGTCTCCGCCAAACATTAGTTCAGTAGTTAGATTTTTTAAAGAAGCACCTACTGCAAATAAACCTGAAACAGCAGCATCTGATAATGCTTGTCCAAATTTTTGTAGTTTAGATGTGTTGTCTTTTAGATTTTCTGTATTTTTTTCTCTAGAGTCTGCTTCAGTATCTATAATTTTTATACCGTCTTTTTGTGCCTGGGTATAAAGTTTTTGAGCTTTAGCAGCAGCCGATTTTCCTTTCTCGCCGCCTAGATCTCTCATTGCAGCCAGCAGATTTTGAAGAGTTGCTTCGCTAGCAAGGCCTTCACCGCCTACATTAGTAATTTCTACTTGTTCAGCCAAAACATTAATTCCTAGTTAACTACGTATATAAATAAAATAGATACATATTTTTATAATTGTATTTATACGGAGATAATCATGGTAGAATTTAACCCTACACAATATGAGGACAATCCTCTAAAGAAATACTTTAGACAAGCTAAAGTATACATTACATTACCTAGTCAAGGCAAATACTGGCCTGCAGGTACACTAGATATGCCAGACAACGGTGAATTACCAGTATATGCTATGACAGCAAAAGACGAGCTTACTATGAAAACTCCTGATGCACTTCTTAATGGCGAAGCAACTGTAAGTGTTATTCAAAGTTGTGTTCCTAATATAAAAAATGCATGGAAACTACCAAGTGTTGATCTAGACGCTGTACTAATTGCAATTAGATTAGCTACGTATGGCGACAAGATGGATATTAATACTACTGTTCCTAATATTAATGTTGAAAAAAGCTATACATTAGATCTAAGACAAGTATTAAATTCTCTTGTAACAAATACCTTTGAAGATATTTTTGAAATCAACGACATGAAAGTACATCTAAGACCTCTAACATACGAAGAGTTTACAGAAGCTAGCATGAAAACTTTTGAAGAACAACGTATTTTTGCACTTGTTAATGACGATGGTATTCCTGATTCAGAAAAAATTAAAAAGTTTAATCAAAGTTTTATGAAACTTACCGAACTTACTGTGTTTACAATATCAAAAAGTATATCAAGAATAGACGTAGGAGATGATTCTGTAACAAATCCTGCGCATATTCAAGAATTTATTGAAAATGTAGACAAAAGTTTTTATACAGAACTTACAGAGCATTTGAATGCACAAAAAGATAAATTTTCTATTAA